TATTCAAAGCATATGCTGCAGAAATTGCATTATCAGCATCTAAAGCGTGTGAAGCGCTGATAACATTATCAGCATTCAAAGCATGACTTGAACTCAACGAAGCGGAGGCCCAAGATGCAGAAACTGCACTGTCAGTATTCAAAGCATATGCTGCAGAAATTGCATTATCAGCATCTAAAGCGTGTGAAGCGCTGATAACATTATCAGCATTCAAAGCATGACTTGAACTCAACGAAGCGGAGGCCCAAGATGCGGATATAGCTGATATAGCGTCTATAGAATTTATAGCCCAACTACTTGTTATAGGATACGTAGAGCCAGATTCTACCATTCTATCTGGAGCCCACGATGCCGATATAGCCCAACTTGCTGTTCCGAATAACGAGGATGTTATGCCTGTAGAAGTTATTTGACCCTCTACGATTAAACCATTTTTTACTTTAAATTCGTTTGACATATTTTACAAAATTTCGTAATGATATTTCACATCAAAATTATTAATTGTGTTATTTACTACAATTACTTCAACATACGAACCACTCATTACAGCCGACAAATTTAACCCGGTACTATCTCCTATATCGGTTGTTGTAGTTTCGTTGTGTTTTACCGATTCGGTATTGTATACCGTTACAATATTACCGGCTCGATAATTAACACCGTCTTTTACAATATAATTGAGAAAGATTCCACTATAAATAGTATTGGGTTGTTGAAATAAGGATGTTGTTGTATTATTTATAGAAATTATTGTTGTTGATGAGTAAACCGTATATGATGATGTTTTGGAAGTTTCTGAATAACTAGACGATAAACTAGAAGACGCCCAAGACGCGGAAATTGATGAAATAGAATCTATTGCCCAACTAGATGTTTCTGCGTAAGACGAAGACGTTTCATAAATAATTTCATAAGAAGCAGAGGTTGCAAATGAGGATGATATAGAATATATAGAGTATGATGCAGTTTCTGCCCAACTGGATGTAATTGGGTAGGTAGACCCCGTTGTTAGTGAACTTGTTGCGGCATTTAATGCATAAGATGAAGTCAAGGAATATGAGGATGAAACGGATTCTGATGACCACGATGAACTTATGCTATTTATGGAATTTATTGTCCAACTAGACGTTGCAGCATATGACGCGGATACAACGTAAGAAGCTGAAGCTACAATTATTGATGATGTTTGGTCGCTGGTTATAATTCCATAACCGTATGAGGCAGACGGAATAGAAAACACTACATTTCCAATACCATCCAATACAAACAGAGTACTTCCTGTAGGGATGTATTGTTGCAATACATCTTGATACGAACTACTGATGAACTGATTTGTGAAATCACGATTAATAAACCTCATATAATACCTCCAATCACAATCCAATTTACGTGATTGTTATATAATCCACAATTCTTTATGGAGGTAAAATCTTTTGAGTGAAAACGCATATCATAACATAATTACTTAAGAATCTTTGCCAAGTCACGAAGTATAGAAGATTTTTTCTTATTATATTCAAAATTGATGTTGAAATATTCTTTTACTATTTGTTTAAACTCCGATTTTTTAGATCTAAAATTAGATGGATGTATACCAAACGATTCACATATTACAGATAATTCTGCTGCAGCTAAAGAAACATCATCAATTTTTTGTGGTTTTAATAGGGGGGAATTTTTTATTGTTTTTACTTCCACAATGGGTTTTTTAGGTTCAACTTGTTCTTTAACTTGAACTTTTATTGATGTATGATCTTCGACAACAAAATCGTCACTCCAAGGTTTAAAATAAGTATCTTCGACAATAACTTCAAGATGTAGTTTTCCTTTTGTATTTTCTTCCAATATCCCTTTAAGTTTCTTAATGGGTATCGAGCATCCTCCATTTTCTATTTTACCTTTGAAGATTAAATTTACATCACCAGCTTCAACCACAAGCCTAGCGATATGACCTTTAAGAGACGCGTTTCGTATGGATACTTCACACTCAAAAATTTCTGATTTGTCAGTATATAGTTTATACATCTTATTTATCCTTCCAATTGCTTACATCTACATCAATATCCAAAATTGTTTTCACCACCAATTTAATATCTTCTGCTGTAATTTTTATATTCTCTCGCTTCTCCTTCGTGGAGTTATATTCATCTTCGCCCTTCACTTTACATATTAACTGAATTAACCGCTTCCTCTTTACTTCATCTTCCCACGGTGGTTTGCCTATGAGAGAAGCGTCTACTCCGAGATACGATACTACCTCAGCTATTAACTGACAATCCGGCCATTTCCAGTTCGAATTTCGCCAAAGGATATTTGTAAATCCCCACCTATGACACGTCTTCACCATAAATAAATATCACCAATTTCTTTTTATTATAAATTATAAAACGTTTTATCACCTTGTATTGGAGAATAACATATCATTTTTATAGGAACGACTATGTTCAAATTTTCCTTTACATGGGGGAATTCGCCTTTTCGAACATACGCCAAGGTCATATGTGGATTATAATTTCTGTAAGTATCTTCGTGAGGATAATCGTTACAACGTCTATTTAATTCTCTTAATACAGAACTCTCAGCCTTTAATATGACTACATCAAACATATCATTTTCAAATTTATTTAATTCATTTAATTCAACTAAAAATGGTGGTTGATCTTTGAGTATTTTTCTTAATTCTAATTCATTTAAATCTTTAGTAAATCCATATTTGATAGTAATATGTGATTCGTCTTCTCTACCAAATTCTTCACCTTCAAAATACAATTTTTCGTCAGGTATAATTCGTCTGGAGAATTCTGATATCATTTCTTTATGAGGAGGCATCACCATAGCCATGAGACAACCAAGAGAAGCAGAATCTCCTCTTCCTTCACATAATGTTTGTTTTAAATTAATTATCATATAAACTTTACACTCATCGGTTTATCACTACCCACCACCGTTTGAATTCGTTTTTTTGGAACGTCGGGAATATCTTGTTTAGTTATAATATAGTTTACATCATCTTCGGTTATATCTACGTGTGGTTGAAGAGGAGTAAAATCTTTATCAAAAATGGTTATACGATATGGTTGTTCTCCGATTGATGTTTTTGTATTATGACTCATCAAGGCAACAAACCTATCGTTTCCAATAGAAAGTATCATCTTTTTTCCAAACCGAGCTTCCAATAGTAACCGTTTTAGTTTAATTGTATTTTCTCCAAACGGTCTATTGGGTTGGTTCCAAAACGCCTCGGCATCAGCCGAATGTGGATGTGATGGTTTCATTTTCATCCCCGCCAACCTTTCAGCCATTTTATACATTTCTGTGGCTAATCCGTGGCGCCTGTGGTCAGGATGAACTTCAACGGCTCCTTCAATCTTATCATCGTTTATATCCCACACAGGATCAAAAAACAAAGTTCCGGCAACATCTTCATTTTCATCATATACAACGATGTAGTTTCCATTCTTCGATGGGAAATAGACAAAGGTGTAATCTCGATATATTTCTTTTTTCTCACCACTGTTTATTTTTGGTTTCCAAGTTTTAGTGAGAGATTTCCACTTTTCAGGATCATCACTGACGCTACCTTCTTCGTTTACTCCTGGCCGTCTAATCATCGTGGAACCAAACATACTAGCGTATCGATAATCTTTCTTCCGACCTTTATTATCAACGAACCCCAAATCTTTATAAAATCTATGAAGTTTTTCTTTGTATCGTGGTTCTGGTTCAGGAGACAAAGTGATAACAAGGTTGTGGTCGTTGGCAAACTTCTTAATTTTTTCAATGACTTGTTTTCCTACACCTTTACCTCTTTCTTCTTTCTTTATCCTGATACTTGAAATATATAAAGATCCATTGGAAGATAGATAAATATCTAAATCTTGGAGTTGAGGATGATCTAACCGGAGTTGTTTTTCAAACCGTTCAACTTCGGATTTGAGTTGTTCTTTATCCTCAATCTCTTTTATCAGTGTAGATAGTTTTATTCTTTTTGATTCTTTCAATCCGAGGGCATTTTCCAAATAAAATGCCAAAGATTCATATCCTGTTTTTTTAAAAATATAAATAATATTTTTGATATTAGTGATTCTGACCGACTGTTTACCGTGTTCTATTCCTTTTAATGACAATTGATATTTAGTATTTATCATTTCATTGTATTTGGAAACCGCGTCCGATAAACTTTTTTCAAGATCGTAGTTATTAAACAACTCATTATATTTCGATTCTCCTACAGCATTTCTGATAATGTTGAGACTGTCTGACGTTCCTTTTTTGACCACAACATAGTTGTTGATGATCGGTTTGAACGTCTTCTCCTCTCCAGTCTCTTTTAAATAATTATCAAACTCGTTTGGGGTCCAAACTTCTCCCATATTATCTATATTATCATTCATAATTTGATGATATAAATAACCTATAGCATATTGGTTCACATCTTCATCTGTCAGACCCTCTTGTTTAGCTATAGATCTGAATAACGATATATCCGAGTCTTCGTCATCAATGTCAAAATAATCATTAACGGATTTCAAATAATTTTTCCACACAGTATCCAACCCCTCGTTTTTAATAAATTCATCAACAAGTGTTGAGTGATAATCGAGTTTTCTTTTTTCAGGATCATCAGATTCAACATAATCGTATATGGCTTCGTGAACGTATTCTGGCCACCCATATTCATCATCTCTATCAGAAAACGCACTATAATCTAACCGATGATCGTTTTTATCATATACATCATATTTTCCACCATAGGAATTACCAATAATAGCATATTTTTGATTATGTCTTCTATCAAGAAGAATAATAATGGAGTTTTCATAATAATATTGGTTCCAATATTTTTCTTGATTTATAATACACCAGCGGGTGTTATTTCCATAATATGCACACGAATCTTGATTTTCAGGAGCCACTACCAAAAAATCTTTATCATCGATGAGAACTTCGGCTCCTTCTTTTTTGACTTCTTTTTTACTCTTTTCTCTGGAAGCCAACGACGTTTTTAAATCGGAATACGATTTTAGTTTATAAATATCACCAAGAGCAGATTGAAATTTATTAAATTGTTCAACATCCTTTATGAACGAATCGACATCCAACTCTTTTTCAGATGATACAATCTTACCCATCCAATCCAAATATTTGTGGTTGTCACTCGGGTCATCTTTGATTAAAACGGTTTTAACATCGTCGGGTATAGATGAATATTTTTTATTAAAATCGTCTACTCTATTTTCGGTTATCAACGTTAGAAGTTTAATCATAACCCAGCCACTTTCTTAGCAATTTCTATAGCTTTGGATTTACTTATTTGTGGGTTTTCATACCAAGCCTCAGTGACCGCTTTCATAATCTCCGAATAAATTGGTCCTGGTTTTAATCCTAAATCTTTCTGTAAATCGTCTCCAGTAATAGGAAGTTTCGGTTTTCCCTTTGGAATATCCATTTTGAGAGAATCCAATCTTTTACGAATATTATCTATTTGATTAGGCATTTCGCTTCCTGGAGCATGAGATAAATTATCGGCATGAATTAATCCGAGAACATTTTCTAAATTATCGCCCATCTCTACTTTGAATTTTCGTAGAGATTTATCAGATAAATTTACGGCGGTATCATCACCTTGTTTAAGTCTCATATGACTTTTAACACCCTGAGATACGGGTTCAATAAGTTCCTTTGGATATTTTAATCGAGTCATTATATCATAAACCATTTTTGACCCCTCATATTCGTGGCCGTAGAAATGAACTCCTGTGGGTGTTACCGAACGGGTAACTACCTTACCAATATCGTGAAATAATCCCATCAATCGTTGGATCAAAACAGGGTCGGTCTTAGATAATACATCTAAAGTATGACCAAATACCGTTTTATTATGGAATTTATTTTGGGTCATTTTAATAGCAGGAATCAATTCAGGAATAACATATTTTAGTAATCCAACCACTTTGAGAAGTTTGACCGCTCTATGAGGAGAACCTGTCATTAACATTTTATTCAATTCATCACGAATTCTTTCCTGTGAAATATTTTGGAGTTGAGGAGCATTTTTCTTCAACCCCCTTAACATAAACATGGGAAGTTTCCAGTTATATTTCATGGCGAACCGAATTGCCCTTAACATACGAAGTGGGTCATCTGTAAAAATTTTATCAGGCTCAAGAGGAGTTCTTATAATGCCGGCCCGAATGTCGTCTTTGCCCATTCCGGTCAAATCCAATATTTCTCCACTACTCAAATCTTTAAGAAGGCTATTGACCGTAAAATCGCGGCGCTGTACGTCATCTGCTAACTCGCCAGCAGATACTTCCGGTTTTCGGGAACCAGCAGTATACTGTTCTTTACGAGGCATGACGGCTTCAATGTCGATTCCGCCTAAATCCATTCCCTTGTGGGTAACACCGAGTAAATTAAATTTAGCTGTGCCAAAGTTGGGGAAAATTACAGGTGGATGGGTATGAGTTTTTTGAGTTATCCAATTTGAAAACTCAATGCCACCATTTGGGGCATTGACCATTAAATCTATATCTTTGATGTCTTTTCCTATTAATTCATCTCTAACTGCTCCGCCAACTAAAAACAATTTTCCTTCCCATTTTGTATTTTTTATTAATTGTTTAATAAAATCAAGAATGTTATTTTCTTTTATTCCTTCCAATAAAATCGATTTTAATTTTATCATAAATATTGATTCTTTCTCATACTGGAATTTATATTGTAAGCACCATGTTTAATCAATAATCTTTTAACAGCGCTATGCCCTATATCAATTCCCAAAATTTTGAGCTGTTGACACAATTTATGAAGACCAAATTTATTTTCTTTATATAATTTCAATATAAAAATTTCGTCGTCTTTTTTTACATGTTTTATGTTTATTTTTCCTTTAGAAGAATTGGACATTTTTAAAATAATTTGATTTGATCTTTCTTCCCCAAATCTATTTAAAAAAGTTTTTCCTTTCCAAAAATTACTTAGTTTTTGTTTTGTGTCTTCCGTCATTTTATGACATCCAGTTTTTAAACATGTAGCAGAAATTTTTTGTTTTGTTTCATCACTTAGTTTTTTACCTTTTCTATTTCTTGACCACAATTCTCTTGTTTCTTTCGTAAATATTTGCTTGGCTCTAGCAATTTTAATTTTTTCTATTGCTTCTGGAGATTTTACATGTCCTCTACTTCCGTCTCCTCCAAGTGTCATATTATATCCAGGTCCATTCAAATAAAACGAGTTATATTCCTTAATATATTTCATTTCTTTTTCGTCTCGTTCATCAAATGACAAAAAAGTATCAAATTTTTCAAATAAAAAATTTTCTATTCCATATTTTTTAATTGCTTTATTAAACAAGTATTTGGGGTTCTGTCTTTTTGACAATTTAATATGTCCATTAATTCGTTCATTAAGAGATTTAGACGTAACCCCAATATAAATTTTTTTATTTATATTACACGTTGCTTTATAGACAATTCCGGTCATACATTCATGTTTATTAAGATTAATAATCATTTTAATCCCTCATTTTATCTGAAATTTGGGATATTTCAGGGCCCCTTACTAAAACCGCTTCACTATCGGACCAACATTCTATTTTTTTATTGTATGGTATATCGTTCAAGTTAGTCAATCCTATTTTGTTATTCTTTGGGCTAAATAGATCATTGAAATAATTTTTCCAACCATTTTCAGCATCATAATGATCTATCATATCCTGAGAAATTCGCCTGCCCCCGTCTCCCATACGATCTTTTAATTTTTTAAATATATTAAAATCTAAATATGTTAAACCAGAAAAAAACTCTTCTATATTATTTGGAGTATAATAAGTCCTTATTCCCATTGATGGTATTCTATGATCTAATCCTCTCGCTTTAGTTAATAAAATTTGTAATTCCAGTAAATAATCATCCAAAGAAGTTTCTCCCATTCTTTGTTTAAGATATGAAAATGAATTCCACAAATCTGTAAATTCTTCTGTATGAGCGATTTTAGCACCGTCATAATAAAAAACAACATATACGTCTCCGTAAGTTTTTGCCGCCGAATAACTTGTTGTATTAATCAAACTAAAACTTCGTTTTGGATATCCATTCCAAGATGGTAATGTATCTATCATAGATACGTAAATATTATTAGTATGTTTAGAAGCCCGCATTTTAGATTTTGGGTCAACATAATACATATCTCCACTTGATTCTCCTAATCCCCTCCACAAAACGTTGTTGTATTGATATAATTTCCAAGATTCCTTACAATGAGTTTTTAATAAATTGATAGTTTCATTCGTATTTATACCTCTGTTACGGGATGATTCAATTATTATATCTTTTAGACGTATCATATTATTTATAAAAAGTGTGCCGACCTATTTTTGCGGTTTTTTTCATTCCTCTAATCCACGATGGTTTGGCTATTCTCAAATTAACGTAGAATTTGGCTCCCCCCGTTATATCTTTTAACTGACCGTTTCTAGCTTTTTCAACAACATCAAGAGCCATTCGAAACTCTTCATCATCAGAATGAATCAATTTTTTGGTTAAATCCACAGAATATTTTTTTGGATTGGATATTTTGTTCCACGCCGATATTTGTTTGTGTTTCAATACCACATCATCAGCATATTCAAAATTGTTTCCGGCTCGATTCATAATTACATTCATGACCGAATGCATTCCCTTTTCACCTTCTCCTCTAGCTTCCAACCAAAGAGTAGATGCTAAAAGATACATATTTTCTATATTTATAGTTTTATAAACGACGGGACGAACATCCTGTCGGACATGAGCCGGCGGGGGTAAAGCAGGAGCATCCATTTCTTTTATGGTTTCTTTCTTTTGATACTTTTCAGGTAAAAGCGATTTTAGCTTTATCATATACATCAAATAAATAGTGGGAATTTAAACATACTTTCTATATTATTTCCATATTTATTTATGAACAGAAGTATGAAACACAAGAGATTTGACGAAACACATCCATATACGTATTTTATCAGAAGAAAATCTGATGGAATGAAATATCACGGTGTCCGTGTTTATAACGTTAAGTTAGGATTATCACCCCATAAAGATTTTGGTGATTATCTTCAATCTATTTCACAACATAAAGCAGTGCAATCACAAAAAAAATCACAAAGAATAAAAGGATATAAGTTGTTATCCAGTAAGGAGTTATATGCTAGTTGATCAGGACAAAATTCGTTGGCCCGGAAGTGGTTCTGCTGTTTTTGGGAGCACTCCGTTTGGAAAGTTTGATAACGATGTAGAATTTGTAGCGGATTGTCAATCAGCAGCAATTTGGGCCGCGCTTCGTCTTGGATATCCTGTTGTTGATATAGAATTACTTGACTTAAATTTTTATGCGTGTTTTGAAGAAAGTGTTTTTGAGTATTCATCTCAAGTCAATCAGTTTAATATAAGAAATTATATTTCCATCTTTCAAGGTCAAAATATATCTCAAATAGGCAATCTCAGTGGTCAATCGGTGGTTGGAACACCCATGCAGTTTATCATTGATTTGGCTGATGCTTATGGATCTGAAATAGGTGTAGGAGGAGATACAGACTGGAAACATGGATTTGTTAAAGCGGTTCCACATCAACAAACATACGATTTACAGGCCCTATGGGGCGACGTTTCTGAAAGCGCTAAACGCATTGAAATCAAAAGAATGTTTCATTACCGACAACCAGCTTTCGCTCGTATTTATGATCCATTCTCAATGACAGGTATGAGTTATTCTAACATTTTCAATGAATTGGGGTTCGGAGCATACTCTCCAGCCGTGCAATTTTTGATGACACCAATCTTTGAAGATTTACTTCGGGGGCAAGCCATTGAGTTTAACGACATGGTTAGAAAGTCTCAATATTCGTTTGAGATCGTAAATAATAAATTGAAGGTTTTTCCAATTCCTGACGCTGATTTTAATATTTGGTTTGATTATATAGTTGAAAATGAAAGATATAGTGGATCATTCAAATCTGGATCGTATGGAGAATTTGTATCAGATTATTCCAATATTCCATATAACAACGTTGTGTATGATAAGATTAACGATGTGGGTAAGCAGTGGATTCGTAAATATTTCTTGGCTCTTTGCAAGGAACTTTTGGGGTGCATTCGTCAAAAATATCAGACCATTCCAATTCCAGGCGGCGAAGTGACTCTTGATGGAGCAGAATTGAGAAGTGAAGCTCAACAAGAAAAAGAACATTTGGTAACGGAGTTAAGAGAAAATCTTGAAGCGGCGGGACGAAAACAACAGATGGAAGATCGAGCGAAAGAAGCCGAGTTTTTAAATGAGACATTGAAAAGAATTCCTATGCTTATTTATATTGGATAATATGATTTTATTGAAACAACTGATATTCGAAAACGTTCTAGACGATCTCAAAGATGAAATCTATATGGATGATTCTTTATTTTTAAGAAAATGGTGGAGAGAATCGGTTGACAATATAAACAACATACTTTCTCAGTTTGAAAAGGCGTCTGAACTTAATCGAAGATTACTAAAGGTCATGTACAAACGTGGTAACGCTAAACAAATTTTCAAGAAGCGTCAATTGTGGATAGATGATAAAATAAAATATCTGAGGTCGATTCTGCAAAAGAAAAGAGTCGATCTAAATTTTATCCCCGATCAATTTTTGACTGAATCAAAGGAACCTGAAATCAAAACTTTGAAAAAGAACAAGAAATCTTTGACCGATGAAGAACGGGAACAGGTGATGAAAGCCGGCGCAGTTTGGCACAATGGACTAAACGGTGAACCGTCACCAGCTATTCAAAAATCGGTTGTCAACGGAAAAACTTGGTATTGGTGCGCAACTCACCGATGTGGAGTGGTAAAACCAACACTAAAAGGAGCCATTGCGGCGTTCCCAGAAGTAGAAAAGACATCTTAATATGAGTACCCCTGGCCGATTTTTTTCAACACGAGATATTAACGTCATAAATAGTTTCAATGCTGAACTTCTTGGTGACATCATTCAGACCGAAGTGACCATTTTTAAAATGGCGCCAGCAGAAATGCAAATAAATGTATATGGAGAAACATCCGTTGAGACAGGAAAGGTATTTTATCCAGGTGTTGAGATTACTGCTATTATTGATAGGGCGGATATAGCCACAGATTACGACGATTTTGGCCCGGATCGAAACCAAACTGTAGTATTTAAGTTTAGAGAGAAAATGCTTAAACTTGTTAATTTGTATCCAGAAGTAGCTGATATCATACTATTTAATTCTAGATATCACGAAATTGATAACATCGTTCAAGAACAGTTCCTGGGTGGAATTTCTGAAAAGAGTCATTCAATAATTTGTAACACTCATTATACACGCTTATCTAAATTATCCCTTGTGAAGAGACAAGTTTAAATAAACTCATTTGTTGTTAATTTTCTCATAATTCTTTCTTATTATACTACACAAAACAAAAAATACAAGTTAATTTAATTTGGTATTCTATTAAATTTTGACTATTTATTAGTATAATAATGTTTAAATAAAAAATATGTCTTGGCGTGGAAATACAAACAACCCCGTTCCTAATTCTGAACAAGAATCTATTAACAGAGGTGAAGAAAAGGTTCATAATAACCGAGCGCATCAGGTTAAAAGAGAATCTGATGAGCAGAAAAACATCACCATCAAGTTAATAGATATTGATTCTACAATCATCGATTTTCTTGAAAGTCTTAAAATAGAGGTGACGGATGAAGGCAATCGTATCAAAGTTCCTCTCTTTTACGCCTCTCCTGAAAAATGGAAATCCATACAAAAAGATGGTATCATTCGTGATTACAATGGAAAGATGATTCTTCCTGCTGTAGTATTGAAAAGAACTACGTCAGAAAAAGATTCATCGATGGTAACTTTTAACAGATATTTAAGGTATCCTATCTTAAAGAAATATTCAACAAAAAACAAATACACCCAATTTTCAGTATTACAAGGTCAGAATGTTCCGATCAATGATTTATATGAAGTGGTAATGCCTGACCATATGATTTTCACATATCATTTCATTATTTGGACTGAATACGTGGAACAGATGAACGAAATTGTTGAAAGAGTTAATTTCGAGACGGAAGATTATTGGGGTAAGGAAAAAGGATTTAAGTTTAGAACCCGAATCGACTCATTTACTCACAATATAGAATTACAGGTAGATCAGGATCGTATCGTTAAAACCGAATTTGATTTAGTAGTATATGGGTATCTACTTCCTGATATTTTGGATGGACATAGGCCAACGACAATAAAATCAATAACTCCAAAAAAAGTGATTGTCACGAATGAAGTAGTTTCAACGGGGTTCGATTTGAATGCTGATTCCAACAAAGAAAACGCCGAAAAGTGGAGGAGTAAATATTATCATAATCTTAAGGAAGGAGAAGAACCAGAACCTCCTCCTTATGTATTTAACACGGATATTGGGGATGCTACAGTAATTAAACCGCTTTCGCCACATGAAGTTCAGGAGTTGGTGATAGCGATTCAAACCGTCACAGTTGACATCGGTGTAGTATGGCATTTGCCCGCTCCAACCAAGAGTTCCGATCCTGGACAAAACGGTTGGCAGTCGTATGATAATAATTATTATTATCTTTATGTGAACGGTTTGTGGAAACGAGTTCCGTTGGCATTGTTTAGTAACTTTGGTGGAATATTTTAATTATGACATATAATTCAAAAGATGTATTTCAAGCGGTCTGGATTCAGTCTAGTGCCTCATTCGTGGAAATTCCATTGGTATCGGCTCCAAACACGACTGTGGTATTCGATGCAAACTCCAATTTAGTAGCTACCGCTTCTACTGCTGCCTCGATTAGCGCTTCTTATTCCGTCACTTCTGATACATCCATATCTGCGTCTCATGCCGTTGATGCTGATACAGCGCTTACTGCTGCTCTATCTATTGAATCTTTGGCTGCTGATTTTGCTTTCATAGCTGATAGTGCATCTTCAGCCAATACTTCTAGTTGGGCTGATAACGCCATTTCAGCATCGTTTGCAACTACGGCGAGTTGGGCTAGTTTATCTATTACCGCTTCTTCGGCTAATACGTCCAGTTGGGCGGACAATTCTATTAGCACAAGTTATGCAATCAGTGCATCGGTAGCTGTTAGTGCTAGTTATCTGGTGAGTTCGAGTTATGCTAATAGTGCTTCATATACCACATTTGCATCCAATGCTAATAGTTCTTCTTACTCTATAACATCGTCAAATGCGGAGAGTTCATCATATGCTATATCTTCATCGGCAACAATAAATGCAATTAGTTCGTCGGTAGCTGTTAGTGCTAGTTATTCTGTAAGTTCAAGTTATGCTAACAGCGCTTCTTATTCTATAACTGCGTCAAATGCTTTATCATCCAGTTATATCATTCCTGGAGCATCGTTCTACCAAGTTTCTGGTTCGTCAGGTTCCTCACCATCTTACATTGACTCTTTTGAAGTTTCCAATGGAAACACTCAAAGTGTAGAATATCACCCTCCATTTAGAGAAGGCAGAATGTTCTACAATCAAGAGACTCACGATTGGAACACCTATACGGATACATCGGATTTTAGACTTCATCTTGGCAAAGAAGTCATCTGGAGAGGTCACAACGAATCAGGCACAACAATTAACAAGGGATCAGCAGTATATGTTAGTGGTTCCCCCGGCGACTTTCCAA